GTTTATAAGCAAATACTCAAAAATTTTATATGAAAAAAATAGAGCTTACAATTCTTATGCTCATCAACGCCCACAACATTGGATTGAAGCTGAAGTGAGAAAGAAAAGGACTAAGAATGCAGTCAATGCCTTTGTCGCTTACACAATTGCTGGTAAGAAGCCAGATTGGGAAGTTTTGGGAACAATATATAGGTCTGATGAAAAAGAGCCTGAAAAGACCGTTAAGAGATTATTCAAACAAAAGGAAGTTCAAACCATGGTTAAGGAAGAATTAAAGAAGGTCTTAATAGGTAAGGGTATTACAGAGGAAAAGGTACTAGACCTACATAATGAAGCGATTGAAATGGCTAGAGAAAAGAATGACATCTCATCGTTTTTGCGTGCTACAGAAAACTTTATGGATTTACTGGATATGAAGCCAAGTAAAAAGGAAGTTACTCAGTCTTTAGAGATGGGTGTTACCACTAAAATATTAGATGCTATTAATAGTGAGGAGAAGAAGTCTATAAAGATGTCTGAAACGAAAGAATTAAGTGAATAAAGAGCAGAAAGCACAACAGGAAGTTTTATCTAAGCTAAGAGATAATATGATACTCTTTGGCAAGGTAATAATGCCTAATATGTTTGTATCTGCCTCCCCTGATTTTCATTATTCAATAGCTGACGTGTTAATGAATAAGGAAGAAAAACAAATAAACATCATAGCACCTAGAGGACATGCTAAGTCATCTATTGTAGGTGGTGTTTATCCGTTATACCATTTATTCTTTGATAAAGGACCAAAACTAATTGTACTGGTATCACGAACTCAAGACCATGCTGTTAAACTGCTTGGTACAATTAAAGACGCATTAGACTATTCTGAATCGTTGAGAGCGTTATTTGGTTACTGGGGTATGCATTCTGCTAAGGCTTGGGCTAAAACAGAAGTAGAACTTAAAGATGGTTCTATGATTATCTGTAAAGGTACAGGTCAACAGCTTAGGGGAATTAAGCATGGTAATCAGAGACCAACACTTATTGTAGTAGATGACCCTGAAGATGAGAACAACACCAAAACAGCCGAAGCAATGGAGAGTAATTTAAGGTGGTTACTCCAATCTGCTGTACCATCACTTGACCCTATGAAAGGCAGATTAGCTGTTATTGGTACACCTATTCATCAACGATGCCTCGTGGAGACGCTTAAAGAAATGAAGGGTTGGAATAATATGCTATTTAAACCTGATATGGATAACAATAGAGCGTTATGGGAAGAATGGCAACCGATTAGCAAATTAAAACAAAAGAAAGAAGAATTAGAATCCATCAGCAGGGTTTCTGTGTTTTATAGAGAATACTTATGTGAAATTGTAGGTGATGAGGACCAGTTGTTCAAAGAGGAGTATTTTCAATATTATGAAGGAAATTTGGAGTCAGACAAAGTCCTACATCTCACAAAGTTTAGAGGAGAAAAATGCGATAAGAAAATCCCTGTTAATATTTTTATGGGTATTGACCCTGCATCTTCTACTCGACAAACTGCTGATTTTTCAACTATTGTTACTGTGGCTATTGATAAGGATAATAACCGTTATATGTTACCTTATTTCCGCAAACGTGTTTCCCCTATGGCTCTAGCTGATGCTATAATAGAACGATTTAAATTATATAAACCTGATAAATGCAGAATAGAATCTGTAGGCTATCAGGAAATGTTACGAGAATACATTCGTCAGCGTTGTGAAGAAGAAGGTCTTTTTATATCAGGTCTTGAAATTAAAGAAAACCCCAGAAACTCAAAATCGTCAAGACTGGAAACACTCCAACCATACTTTGCCCAAAAGAAAGTTTTAATGCAAGAAGATATGCAGGATTTCAAGAATGAGCTCCTCTTATATCCACGTTCAAAGCATGATGATTTACTTGATGGGTTTTATTATGCTAATAAGAAGTCTTATACTCCTACGCACAAGGCTGAATCCCAGGATAATAATAAAAAGAGAACCATCCTTTCTAACGACTATAGTTGGTTTACTGCGTAATTATTTAGTACTTATTAGTACTTAGTGGAACTTTTTTTCCATTTACGAGTTAAATCCACCAATGTCCCAAAAAACCACTTCAGTCAAGCTTACGCATGACTTATTAGAAGAGTACAGCTCTGCACGCTCTAAATGGGCTAAACAGGCTGTAGAAGATAATGAGTTCCGTTACGGAAAACAATGGCAAGACAAACATGTTGATGCTTTAAAGAAAAGAGCTCAAACACCTGTTGTTGTCAATGTAGTCCATTCCGCAGTTGAGCAGGCAAAAGCCATGCTCACCTCTAACGCCCCTAAATTCCAATCTACAGGTAGAGACGATAGTGATGTAAATACAGGTCGAATATTTTCAGATTTAATGACATGGGTCTGGGATAACTCGAATGGGGACAGCGTTTTAAAACAAGTAATTGATGATTACTATGTAAAAGGCATGGGAGCCATGTGTGCGTATTATGACCCTAATGCTGATTATGGTAAAGGTGAAGTGTTTATAAAAGCAGTTGACCCTTTGCATTTATATGTTGACCCTAATAGTGTTGACCCATTCTTACAGGATGCGTCTCACATTATTGTGGCTAAAAAAATTATGAGAAGCCAGTTAATGGCTGATTATCCAGACTACGCAGAAATTATACAAGAAGCAGTTCCAACAGATTATACCTCAGCAGTAAGTACCAATCGTTTTGGTATACATGATGAACAGGTATCAGGTGAACGCTTTATGTCTAATGGTTCTGTAGCAAATGATGACGATGAAGAACTAGAGTTATTTGAACGCTTTACGAAAATTAAGATTCCATATAAGCGTACATATGACCCTATGATGGACCAAGAGCAGATACTTAAAGAAGAAGATTTTCAAAGCTATATTGAGCAACCAGCATTTCTAGTATTAGGACCACAGGGACAGCAGATTGTGACTGACCCTAAAATGGTAGAGCAGACTCAAGCTTTATATGACCAATATGAAGGTAAATTCCATTTAACAATGGACCAAATGACAGGTCAACCTATTCAGGTTAAAGGCTCAGAGACTGAAAACTCTATTCCTAATTCAACAACAGAAATTATACCAATGACAATAGCTGATGTTATTTCAGAAGGTCATATTACAGTAAATGACATTATTGTAGACCATATTGAATGCAATGTAGCTGTAGGTGATAAAGAAATGTACTCAACAATTAAACCAATTGAGCACTACCCTATTATTGCCTTTATGAATGGTCATAACAGAAATCCTTTTCCAATTAGCGATGTTCGTCTTGTCAAGGGTCTACAGGAGTATATTAATAAGATTCGTTCACTTATTATTGCTCACGCATCTAGTTCGACTAATGTGAAGCTACTAATACCTAGGGGTAGCATGGATAGAAAAGAACTAGAAGAACAATGGGGTCGTGCAGGTACTGCGGTTATAGAATACGACCCTGAACTAGGACAGCCGATTGTAGCAGGTCCAGTTCCATTACCTAATGAGTTGTATAAAAATGAAGCAGATGCTAAAGCTGATATTGAAAGAATATTAGGTATTTACGCTTTAATGCAAGGAGACCAAGGTTCGGCACCGCAGACCTATAAAGGGACTGTGGCTCTTGATGAGTACGGACAGAGAAGAATAAAGTCTAAAAAAGACGATATTGAGTTCTCTCTAAATATGATGGCTAAAGTTGTAGTAGGCTTAATACAAGCTTATTTTACAGATGAAAAAGTTGTCCGTCTAATTCAGCCTAACTCAGGTGTTCCAAAAGAATTAAGAATTAATCAGAGTATGTACTCTGATGTTACAGGTCGATTTATGGGTAGAATTAACGATGTTACTATTGGGAAGTATGATGTCGTTGTTGTTAGTGGTTCTACCCTACCCTCCAATAGATGGGCTCGTTTTGAATATTACAAAGAATTGTATTCAATGGGCGTTATTGACCAAACAGAACTATTAAAACAAACAGATGTTGCTGACATGGAAGGCGTTTTACAAAGGTCCAGTCAAACAGCCCAACTCCAAGGTCAAGTGCAACAAATGACTGAAGAAGTTAAAAAACTTAAAGGTGACCTGCAAACTGCACAGAGAGAATCACTTCATGACCGTAAACGTGTTGAACTGATGAAATATGAAGTCAAGTTAGCCAAAGCAGAAGCTAAGGTTGAGATGGCATCGTCTCTTTATAAATCAAGAGCATCAGATGAACTAAGTAAAGTCAAGGAGGCTGTCAAAGAGGTGCAGGGAGATAAAGGCACCGAACAAACAGACCTAAATGAAGAAATGTTAGGTTTGGCTTAATGTTGTTGCTGTCTATGACAAACAACGAAAACAAAGGTAATAAATAATGGACCAAATCCTAGAACAAAGTAATGCTGGTGAGTTTCCAGTAGAGACTGCACAGATACCTCAAACAGAGAGTACCCCTGTAACAGCAGACCCTATATTTGGAAATCAATCAATTGCTGAACAAGGTATGCCCCAAGGGCAAACATTTTCAACTGGAGATGTAACTCAACCTCAAGCTCAAGAGGCTGTTCCTCAAGAAGAATCAGTAGAGCAGGTTGAGATTAAAGATGACCCTCGTAGACATGAATACTGGCAATCACAAGCTGACAAGGTAAAGAATGAGCTAAGAGGAGTACAGGATGAACTGGATTACTATAAAAATACTTTAGGTCCAGTTGAACAAATGATTAAATCGAATCCAAAAGTACTCGATAACTTAGAATCGTTACCCAATGGTCAACCTCAAGGGTTAAACCCTCAACAGGGAAATCCACAAGAGACATCATTGCAGAAACCTATCAGACCAGAGAAACCACATTCTTACAACGAGGTCGATGCGTACAACGACCCAAATAGTGAGTCGTTTAAATATAGAATGTCTTTAGATAAACATAGAGACGATATGATAGATTGGTATGGCAATATTGACCAAGCTCGTCAAATGCAACAACAACAAAATATGCAAGTTCAACAACAACAGATGCTACGCAATAATACACGAAATAATGCAATAGCATCATGGGGTTATACTGAATCAGATGCAGACAGCTTTGTTCAATGGGCTTCCAATCCATCAAATATCTCAATGAATAATCTTAAAGCACTCTATGAAATGCAAAAAAACGGTAATCAACAACAAATAGAGTCACAGCAGAAAGTGGTACAGATGCAACAACAGCAAGAGCGTTTAAAAGTCCCAATGACTACAGCAGTTCAAAAAGGACAAGCTCCTGCTCCGATGACAGATGACCAAGCTTTCTCAGCGTCTCTATTTTCTAACGCCAAAAGGAGATAGAATAAATGGCAAAGAATCTAGGAGCATCAGGTGTTCTTTATACAGACCGTAGAGATTTTTACATCGACCCGAATGTAACAAAAGAGCTCTGGACTGATGTAACACCTTTTACTACAGTAGTTTCTAATAAAGAAACTAGACAAACAAATGACCCAGTATTTAAAATGTTTGAACATAGAAATCCATGGGTAAAACAATATTGGACAAATAACGCTGATACAAATAATCTTGATTCAGATAATACAACAGCTACTACAATAACTGTAGATGGTTTTACAAATATTGACGCTGATTCAAGTTTAGTAGGTATTCAAGCAGAAGTATGGACTGATGGATATGGAAGTAAAAAAGCTGTAGTTGTAGTTACAGCAGTAAATAGTGCTACAGAAATAGTAGTTAAAACATTATGGACATCTACTGGCTCTGATATTGCTTTAGTTGATGATGACATCTTTTTAGTTATTGGTAATGCACAAGGTGAAGGAACTACTTCTCCTGATGCATGGGCTGATGAGTTAAAAGTAGTTTACAACTCTTGTCAAATCTTTAAAACACCATTAGAGATTACAGGTACATTATTACAAGCATCACTTAGAGGTGAATCATCTGAACTTGCAAGACTTCGTGTTTTAAAAGGTCAAGAACATAAAATGCAGAAAGAAAAAGCTTTCTTGTATGGTGTTCGAGTAGGTGGTACTAATCTTGGTGGGGCTGATACTTTTGCAGATGGTGGAATGGTAGATGCTGGCTCTAAATTAGTTAGAACTACTTATGGTTTAATTCCTGCTATCGAAAACTATGGTTATTCTTCAGGTGACGACCAAAACAAGTTTACTGTATCTGAAGCTAGTTATTCATATAGTGACTTTGTTGATGATATGGAAAAAGTATTCCAATATGTTCCAGAAGCAGGTGTTAAACAAGCTTTCTGTGGAGCAGGTGCATTAGGTTATTGGTCTAAAATGGCTGGTAATACAGGCATGGCTGGTAACTCAGGTTGGACTGTTAATATTAGTGATATGAAGAGAGATGCTTTAGGGTTTAACTATAAAGCCTTAGAAACTCCTCATGGAATATTACAATTGATACCTACTCCTGCACTTAGAGGACCATATAATAAAACAATGCTTGTTATTGATGATAGTAATATGTTCCACGCTCAGTACAGAAACCAAATGTATCAAGCGAATATTAAAACAGAAAATGCATACGATGGTGTTAAAGACCAATACTTCTCAGATGAAGGCGTTGGTATATCTTTAATAGAATCTCATAATCTGTTTACAATCACAGCGTAAGGAGGTAGTCAATGGCTAGACCTTATTTAGGTGGTACAAACGCAGGTATTAAAGCAATTTCTGCTAGCACTACTTTGTCTTTAGCTGACACAGGAAAGACAATAGTTGTAGATGGGAGTTCATCTGGTAATATTACAATAACATTGCCAGCAACTGCATCAAGCAAAGGCTATGTTACTTCTATTATTTTAGGAGTAGCTAATCATGCAAGTACAGAAGTATTAGTTACTTCTGATACCAATATCGTAGGATTTTTAATTGATAGCGATACAGGTGCTAGTGCTTATGCAACTTCAGGTGCAAGTAGAGGATTTGCTGATGCCTCTAAAGCAGGTTCAAAGATGAGTTTAGTTTGTGATGGGTCTAAATGGCTAATAACAGACGCAAGTTCAGATTTGGCATTTATAACTGCTATATCTTAACAAATAATCTTAGGGGAGGGGCAACTCTCCCCTATTATTTAGGAATTTATGCAAGCTTTTAGTTTACAAATAGATAATATAGTAGGATATGATGTAGGTGCATCAACTGATGTGGATGACGCTTTAACAGCCTCAGCTAAAGAAGTATTAGATATATTACCTGACTCTATGTTATTAAAGCATGCTTCTACATCTGCTACAAGCTCGAATGTTCTTGATGTAGAGAATAAGCGAATATTAAGAGTAACATCAGGTGGATATATTGCTAAAGAAGTACCTTTAGGTTTATCAACTCAAGTTTCTGATTCTAATTCTATTCATTACGCAACTGCACGAACTCCTGTTTATTATATTAAAAATAATAAAAACTTAGAAATTAAACCTAATGATGGAAATGTAGACCATATTACATATCCTCCAGTAACACACGACCTTACTGCAATAAATCAATTTCCAGACACAGCAGAACATGCAGTTGTATTATCAGCGTCTATAAAGTTATTAAATAAAAAGCTAGGTGCGTTAATTGTAACAGATGAGGATACAGAATTAGCTCAAACAATTCAAGGGCTTATCGCCTCTACCTCAGCTTTATATCAGAAAGAAATACAAAGACTTACAGGAGCTAAATCATAATGACTCAACAACAAATGATTGAGAGTATTCAGCAGATATATCCTGATATGGGAGAAACGCAATTGCGTCTATTACTCAATGATGCGTTAGATGAGTTTGTTTC